TGAGGCTACATTTAGAAAGCAGATTGGTACGATGGGCGAACAGATTATAGATGAGGCTGTGAAAGGTATCATAGGTGGTAAGACCGAGAGAGAGATTGCACAAAGTATGCTAGGTAATGTATTAAGACCAGACCAAGCAGAAACACTAGCCAATACTGCATTGAATACATTTGAAAGAAATGTCACAGCAGAGATGGCAACCTTTGATTCACCAGATGCTACTTATGTATATCAAGGTCCGATAGATGATAGGACCAGAGATATATGTTTAGATATGATGTCTGCTGGTAGCCTAACAATGGATGAGGTCAAATCACAATATCCCGGTGCATTTGTTGATGGTGGGGGATTTAATTGTAGACATAGATGGGCAAAAGAAACATCGGTTTCAAAGAAACTAACTGATCCCGAACAAGCAAGGAATTTTATTGATAACAAAGGTGGATTCAAAAGAACACCATTAACACCTCAACAGCAATTAAATGGCTAAAGAATTAAAAGATATACCAACATTCACCAAGCGATTCTGGAAAGGTATCGGAGATGAAACAGCAGACCGAATACGAGTGCATACTACCAAAGGTGGAAAAGATGTATTTGGAAAGAAGTTTGCACCATATAAAAGACATGAGCCATTCTGGTTTACAAAAACAGTAAACAATAAGAAGATTAAAATATATGCACAAGATTATGTAACAAGAAAAACATCTGGCAAGTTCAAGAGACAATCATCTACCTCATCAAAGGTTGATTTGCAATTAACCGGGGATATGATGAAGAATCTACAAACTAGAGGATTCACAAAAGATAATGTTGTGATAGGTTGGTCAGGTGCGAATGCATCCAAAGTTGAATGGAATGATGATATGGGTAGAACAATCACAAGTAATGTAAGACCAGTATCGAAAGGTGTTGAAAGATTTATTTTGAATGAGGTTGATAAGCATATCGAGAAGAATGCTAGGGAGGCTGTTAAAAAGCCAATCAACCTTAAAATAGGTAAATGAAGGGAGGCTCGGATATGAGCGAAGAAACAGTACAAGATAGCGTACAAGAGGTGGCTACTAACAGCCAGAATGAATCACCATCTAGCAATCAAGATAGTGATTTACTGCGAGAGGTTATGCAGAAGAAAGAACGATTGCAGAAAGCTGAATCTCGTGTTGCAGAACTTGAGAAGAAGATGGAAGAGGATAGACAATCACAACTAGCTGAAAACGATGAATACAAGATGTTGTACGAAGAAACAAAAGCAAAGTATGATTCTGTCACTCCAGAACTTCAATCCTACAAGGATAGAGATAATGCAGAGATTGAGAAGATGTTAGCAGATTTCTCTGAAGATGAGAGGGATGCTTTTAAGGGAATGAATTATTCTCAAATGAAAGTAGTTCATTCAAAATTAATTAATAAACAAACTAATGTTCCAAGTGTAGACAACTCAACTGCATCTGGTTATCAAGGTTATAGCACTTTGACAGATGCGGCTCGGGATGTTGCGAGTGGGAAATTGGACAAATCAAGTTATGCGAAAATCAAAGAAGCCTTTGCATCTAAATTCAATTAACAGTAATCCTACAACCGGAATGGATACTGGAAGTGTATCATCTGCTGTATCAAAAGATGGTGAGCATATCTATGTATCTAATGGTGAAAAAATCCCATATGAGGATGGATTCAGAATATGTGTTGGACAAGAGAAGGCCCCTTTGTGTAATGACTTGAGGAGTACATTCACTCACATCTCGCAAGACCGATGGGATGCTATATTTGGGAAAAAAGGATAATACAAAATGGCCGCTGGAGATACAGGGAATTTCGCTGGTGGATTACTTGAAGTAATCGAATCAGAAGCAGTAATTAAATTCTCGGAAGCAAATGTCACAATGCCATTGGTAACTGTAAAAGGTGAACCAAAGGCTGACCAAATAACTTTCATTGCATACAATGCTGGAAGTAACAAACTAACTAGTGCTGATGTAGCAAATACTGCTGAAGGTACTGTAACACCATCAACACAACTGGATTCTGAAAAGAAAACAGCAACTCTGGATATGTATTCAGCGATGGTTCCAATCTATGATGAGGCAATGAGGTCTAATGCTGATGATGTCGCATCTAATGTTGGTGCATTGTTAGGTAATGCAATGGCCGCTAAAGCCGATGCATTGTTGAATGCTCTTATGGATGGATTCTCAAATACTGCCGGTGCTAGTGATGCGGCTCTATCTGTTGATAATCTGTTTTCTGCTCTTTCTAGTCTAAAGCAAAATTCTGCTCTTGGGCAACCTAGTGCAGTTTTAGATCCAAGACAGATTTGGGGAACTTATGGAGTTCATAATGACCTAGTAACAGCGGCCCAGTTCGCTGGTGCTAGTGTACAGGATGAAGGTGCTAGAACAGGATTTGTATCACAGATCGCTGGTATTGGTATCCATTCATCACCAGAGTTCACAGTTGCATCAAACGCTGTTAAAGGTGGAGTCTTTGTTCCCGGTGCATTGGGAATGGGATACGCTGGAGAACTAATCAAGACCGAGGTATATCGTGAAGGTTCATATCTTCGTGATAACATCATCGGAAGTGGTTTCTGGGGAGTTACAGAGATCATTGATGGTTGGGGTGTAGAGGTCCATACTAAAGTATCATAAAGTATCATAATGATAACAGGGGAGGGGATTTCGGTTCCCTCCCCAACTCTAAAGGATTATAAATGGCATTAGGAACAAAGAAAAGTTTTAATTCAATAATGAGAGAATATTTCAGCGATATAGCTGGGATAACATCTGGTTCAAAAAGTCTAAATGATTCGGTTCGTGCTGGTCTTGAAGAGTTGGGGCATTCTGGATCATTAGGTAAAATGTTGAAAGAATGGGCAAATGGTCAGGGAGGCTCTGGAACAAGTATCAACTCTGCTTTAAGAATTGCATTTGCTGATATGGAAGGTGAGTCTGGTGTAAGTATAAATGCAATGAGTGATGAATACATGGGCAAAATCAAATGGGAAAATATGCTCACAAAATTTGAAGATGAAGACCGAAAGTGGAACTTCATAGATTAATAATAACCTCACAGAAAGCTGTGAATAGAATCTCATGGAAAGGAGATAATAAATGGCAAGTTTAACAGGACAATCCGTAGCATCATCATATGAACAGTTACTTCATGTTGATAGAGATGGTGGAGGAAACGCAACAACTTTAGTAGATATAAAAGATGGAGATAATGGAACTACCTTTGCATTACAATTAGCAACAGATAAGATTAATGTGAAGGGTAATAATGGAAACGCATCGCACACTCTATTAAAAATACATAACAATGATGATCCTTCTAATTCTGAAACAGGACAAACAGCAGACATAGAATTTAGTTTTCAAGGCACTACAAATGGTGGTAGTAGCTTTGTAACCAAGAACGCTGGTTCAATTCGTGCTGGTAAAGATTCAGATTACTTCACATCAAGTGCAGATAATATGGATTCCCATCTAAAATTCTATACTGCTCAAGATAATGTAAACACTCTTGCACTAACCATAGATTCAAATCAAGTTGTAGAATTGAATAATGGTCAGTTACAATTCCCAGCATCTCAAAATGCAAGTTCAGATGCAAACACTCTTGATGACTATGAAGAAGGTACTTGGACACCAATATTATCAGATGGCACTAATAATTTTACTATGGGTGCAAATCAAAATGGAAGATATACAAAAATTGGAAGAGTGGTACACTTTGAAGCAGAGTGCGGTACAAGTAGCATAGGTTCAGCAAGTGGTGCTTTAAAGCTAATTGGATTGCCATTCACTTCTGCATCAAGCACATCTGAAGGTGTTTGCAGTATTGGATTTTTAAGAGCATTTAATTATTCAGCAGATACAATACAATTAATGGCTCAAGTAAATGGTGGAACAACAGAAATAGCTTTTTTTGCATCAAAAGATGATGCTACTGAAGAAACTGTACAATGCTCACAGGCTGATAGTTCATCATTTTTTATAAGAATTTCTGGAACATACTTTGTATAGCAGATGCTATACTGGAACTAACAAGGAGTTAAATAATGGCTTTAACAAAACAATCTAAAGATGATTACGAAATAAGAGGTGAATACAAATTCATTAATGTAAGAACAAAAACCTCTATAATAGAAGATGGTGAAGAACTATCTTACAAATATAGTAGAAGAGTATTATCACCGGATGCTGATATAAGTAGTGAATCAGATGAACTGAAAGCACTAGCTGGTGCATTATGGACAGATGAATTGAAATCTGCTTATGCAGATAGCATCGCTGAATCAGAAGAATCATCAGAAGAGTAATTAAATAGGGGGGTATCGTGGCAAAAAATAAAGAAAAACCACAAGAACAGACCTTTGAATATCAAGGTAAGAAGTACAAAACAAGTTTTTTCAATGAATATGAGATTGATGATTTCAATCAATATTTAGACTTGAATAATAAAATGGATAAAATGGCTTTTAATCTTCGACAATTAAATGGTGGATTAACATACTATAAATCAAAAGTAGATAAGCATATTGAAAAATACAATCAAGAAAATAAATAGAGATGATTTTGAAGTTGTTTATGAAAACATTAATACTTCTTATGATATTCCTGTTTCTTATAACAGTTACAGGATGCGGACAAGGTTGGAGTATAGGAGGTGTTGTACTCACTCCACAGGATACTGTAACAAATACAGTATTTATAGAGATAATGGATGCTGATTCTAATATGCATTACTATCATGGAAAGATTTACACAAGTTCAAATTGGTGTTGGTTGCATCATCAGTTTGAAGATATAGACCATGAGTGATGTCCAAACTGCGAGGAGTTATCGTTCTTCTTTGGTTGATGATAATATGGTTGTTAGCCTTAACATCAAATGGATGGTGCAGTTATGCGTTCTTGTGGGTGCTATTGTGTATGGGTATTATAATATTATGTCTAGACTTACAATCCTTGAAGCAGAACTGGTGGAAACAGATAGCCAGATTCGGAGTTTATTTGATAAGCACAGCGTGGAAGAAGAGCGGAAGAGGTCAGAATTGGAAAGTAGAGTTTCATTCTATGAAGAAAAAATGAATATTAATGTAAATCCTTTATCTTGGAAGTTATTTAATAAAGAGAATAGATGAACCATAATGAGTTTCAACACATTGCAGAACAATTATTTGGAAAGGCTGTCTGGCTTGTATTCGCATATTTGTCTGTATCAATATTTAAAGGACTTATTTTAAATGTTTATGAAGGTCTTATGGTATTCTTGGGAAACGATCTCAATCAAGATGATGTGGTCTATCTTGGAACTGATGAAAGACCAGCTAGGATTGTAAGAATGGGGATAAGAAAAACAGTATTTTACATGAAAGATCACGAAGGAAGATGGAATATAAAAATGGCAGTACCTAATGAGAGTTTGAAAACTATGGTAATTAAAAAACAGTTGCCAAAAAATGGTGGAAGATTTCACAGCATTACCGGGAGCGAAGATGGACAATAAAGAAATATATGGTATCCTTGTAAAGCATGATGAGAGGTTAAAAAATATCTATTCTGGATTGGGTAGAATTGAAAAGCATTTAGACAAGTTAAATGGAAAAGTAGATAAGCATGAAACAGATATTGCAAAGATGCAAGTCTGGGGAGGGATTGCTTTAATTACATTTCCAATAATCGTGAATACAATAATGAGGATAATCTAATGTTAATGAAAATGATAGCTGATGAATTACTATCAGATAAAACAAAAGATGAGATCATAGATGAAATCAATAAAGCTGTTGATATACCTATCATTTCAGAGAAAACAGAGAGAGCCATTCTTGAGGCTTTGTGGAAAATAATCAAAGGTGTACTATTAAAAAGATTAGGTCTCTAATGCCAAAAGGTAAAGGAACATACGGATCAAAAGTTGGTAGACCAAAAAAGCCTAAAACAATGAGAAAACCAAAGAAGTAATAGTTGATGCCAGTACCACCAAAAAGTGTTCAAGAAAAGGCTCGTAGAGCATTAGAAAGGCGTAGAGAACTACCTCCATCAAGGAGAGGTGGCACTAGTGTTGGTGTTGCAAGGGCAAGGTCTCTTTCCAATGGTCAAAATATCCCTATGGAAACCATTAGAAGAATGAAATCTTTCTTTGCAAGACATGATACACCAGCCGAAAGAAGGAACAGAAGAAACGATAATAATAGTAGAGCCGCCATTGCTTGGGATCTATGGGGAGGGAATCCCGGTAGAACATGGGCGGAATCTGTAATTAGGAGGCTTGGATAATGCCAAAATTCGGTAGAAGAAGTAGACAACGATTGAAAGGTGTTGATTCTAGGCTTGTAAATGTCTTGAATGAGGTTGTTAAATATTATGATATCACAATTATCGAAGGGTTAAGGAGCCAAGAAAGACAAGATGAATTAGTTGCTCAAGGTTTGAGTAAAGCCAAGTATAGTAAACATACACAAGGCAAGGCAGTAGATATCTCACCTTATCCAATCGATTGGGATGCTAGGGATGACTTTCATATGTTAGGAGGTTTCATTCTAGGCATAGCAACACAAATGGGAATCAATGTACGATGGGGAGGAGATTGGAGTTCACCAAGCCTCGATAAAGATGTGATGAGTGGTAAAGAACAAAGAACAACAAAAGATAATGGATTTGATGACCTTGTACACTTTGAGGTACTTGATTAATGTTTTTGTATTGTCCAATAAAGGAAAAGTCTTGTGCTTTTTGTGGTAAGACAAAGGATGAATTGAGATGTGGCATTGCAAAAAATAATAATTATATCAGTAATATGAATAAGTGTCCACATAAACCGAGAAAGAGATGAAAACAAGACTAGAGAAAGCCATGAATAATGATTATGCAGATGAACAACCATTCAAGAATGTTGATGAATCCATCAGAATTGCAAAAGAGATTAAAATATATGACCTAATAAATGCTGATGGTAAAACAATTAATAAGGTGGCAGAAATAATTAACAGGCTCCAGAATGCTGAATTTGAAATTCTGGATATAAACTATGGAGATTTTAGAGCATGAGTGAATTTCAATACTGTGAGGCTGATGATTTACGCTTTATCGTTCCAGAGATAGACCAATACGATAGCAAAAGAATATTAAACTCAAATTGGGTTGCATCTGGTACATCTCATCTATTTTATCTATATGATTCTGGTACAGTAGACCAGTTGTATGTAGATGGTGAAGAGATGACAGTTGTAACTGATACACCTAATGCAGATAATGAATACAAATACAATAGTGCTACTGACCTATTAGAACTATATCAAGATGGTGGAAGTGCTAACACACTTAATAGTTCTATAGTTGAATCGGGAACGGATTTCAGCACACATATCAGTAATTCAATAAAAAGAGCGAGTGATATGGTTAGGTCAATGGTAGGAGTGCCAATCTACAAGCAAAAAGATTCAGCAATGGGCAACTCGTTTCCGGAGATTGTTGTAATAAATACAGCCACTCTCGCTTGTTATTACATGATTGCACCTTATGATATAAGTAAGGCTAATGAATTAAAGGCTAGAGTAACCAATGATGAAGGTACTGGAGACCTAGACAAGATTCGCTCTGGTCAATATATATTAGAACAAGATGAATCATCTGAAAAGAATGCTGGTATCATTAGGGAAATAAGTTTGAATGCCAACACAACAGGAAGAGTGCTGGATGTCAGAGGTAAACCATTTGCTTGGGATAGGTTAAAGATAAAGATTACAAATGGTGCAACTCTTACCTATGGTTCAGCAAGTTCAATTACCTACGATGTATATACTGGCGATAGTAGTGGTTTAAAAATAGTTAAAAGTGTTGATGGTGAAACTCTTACTGGAAATTGGGATATCGCATCAAATGGAATGGAAATATTGTTCTCTGAAGGATTGTATACTACGAATGATGAATGGGAACTTGAATGCAATCCAGAAATAAGCACAAGAGTTCAACCTGTTAAATATGGATTTGTCGGAAGATTATAATGCCTATTGATTACACAAATAATATTTATGATAAAGTAATTAGCAATCTTCGTAAAACATTGGGTAATGAATTAAAGATTCCGATTGTAATGGATAAGCATCAAGGTGCATCTAGTATTTTAATCATCCCGGTTGAGGATACTCTAGTTGAGATATTCGCAAATGGACAACAAAGAGATGTAGGTATATTACTTGAATATGAATTGAATGTTGGTGGTATGATAAATGCCAAGCATTTTAAACAAGTATCAAACATTGCTGAACATATTAAAAGATTATTTGCACCAGATAACAATGCAAAAGATGGAACAGATTATTTCGGTGGTAGAGTAGAATCAATCACTTATGAAAAAGATGAAGAAGAGGCAAAGTTCAGAGCAAACATTAATTTAACAGTAACCATATTTGAGGCCGCATGAAGATAAAATTAAAAGATAGAAAATTAAAAGTTCCCATAGGTCTCTGTTTCAGAGAGAGTGGGTATGACCAAAGTTTAATAGATGAAATCAATTCTGGCAAAAGTGTTGAAGTGGATAAAATACATCCATCAGCAAAAGAATTGATTAGTGAAGTAAAAAAACCCAAAGGAGATAAATAATGGCAATAGCTGGAAATGCTTTTGATCCTAAAGAGTTTCAGTTTCTTGTTGCAGAGCAAGATGATTGGGGAACACTTAATCCGAATAGTAGTGGCTCACCAGACAATCCATATATAGCTTTAGATGTGGATTCGATTGGTACACCTTCTCTGGGTGTTACTCAAGTCATGGATGTTCGTTCTGGTTCTAATGTCGATATCCTTTTCCACGAGATACTTACTGAAAGCCATGAGCATAT